GAGATAGACATGAAACAGTACGAAGACCCAAACAGAACTAACCCACCTGAAGATGGCAACATCTACATTAACCTGATGTTGGAAAGTTTCTCAGACTTTGAGAGAGGCGAGTACGATTGCGTACATGGTTACGGAGCGGACTACGGAGAGTCAGATGAATACTACCAAGGGTACGGTCAACAGTATGCCCACGAACAACAAGTAGGAGCAATAAGATGAGTACATGGAAAACATTATCAGCAATAGACGTATCAAAAAACATTGAGAAGAAAGGCAGTTTGTCTTACCTGTCATGGGCATGGGCATGGTCTACTTTGATGGAACACTACCCTGATTCAAGCTACACATACTGTCCTCCTTCCTTTCTTGAGAATGGTACTTGTGAAGTCAACGTATCGGTCACAGTGAAAGAGAAAACACACTCTATGTGGCTACCAGTCATGGATAACAGGAATAAAGCTGTTCCTAATCCTACATCCAGAGACATTTCTGATGCTCGTATGCGCTGTTTAGTTAAAGCTATTGCCATGCATGGGCTAGGTGCTTACATCTACGCAGGGGAAGACTTGCCGCAAGCTGTACAAAATGCTGTAGTGTCTGAGGATCAGGCTAAAGAGATCAAAGTGCTAATTGAAGAGCATGGGGTAGATGTTAAAGTTTTTCTAAAGCACTTCAAAGCAACCTCAGTGGATGAGATGTTAGCTGTACACTACTCTAAAGCTGTTGCGGCACTTAATGCAAAGGCTAAGAAATGATTATCTTAGACCATGAGCAAGGGAGTGACGAGTGGTTTGCCTCAAGACTGGGTAGACCCTCTGCTTCCATGTTCAATAAGCTGATTACTTCCGCAGGGAAGGCTAGTTCTCAGGCTGATGGGTACATAAATGAGTTAATAGCTGAGAGATTAACTGGTGTTCGTGTCCCTATTTACGTTACTGAACACATGGAAAGGGGAACAAGGCTAGAACCAGAAGCCAGAGAACATTACGAGTTTATAACTGAGCAAAAAGTAACCGAATATGGGTTTATATTGGACGATTCAGAAGAGTTTGGTTGCAGTCCAGATGGTTTTGTAGGAGAGGACGGAGGGTTAGAGATAAAATGCCCTACTGATTCCAACCTGATAGGCTATCATCGTAACAATAAATCCTTTATCAACAAATACAAACAACAAATCATGGGATGTATGATGATTACTGGGCGTAGTTGGTGGGATTTAATGGCGTACTCTGAAGAACTACCCCACCTTATCGTAAGAGTGAAACGTGATGATGAGTACATAGAGAAGTTGGCGGCTGAAGTACAAAAAGCTGTTGATATTATTGTAAATGAAACGGAGAATTTAAAATGAAAGTAGGATTATCAGTAAGAATTGATGTAACAAAGATCGATAAAGGGCGTCTATACAAGGGTGAAAAGGGTACTTACCTTGATCTCACTACGTTTGTAGACACTATGGTTGCTGACCAGTATGAAAACAACGGCTTTATCAGTCAAAGTGTAGACAAAGAAGAGCGAGAGAGGGGTGTCCAGACTCCTATCTTGGGTAATGTTAAGGTTTTCTACACTGATGGCGGCCAATCTTCTATGGATAAGCCTCAAATGGCTGAGTTACCCGCTGAAGATATTCCTTTCTAGCCGAGGTTTAAATTCCTTCATAGCAGGACTAGCCCACCTGTGGCGTATAAACGGGCTAAAAGAATATAAACTAAAGGAGATAAAGTAATGGCAACAGAATTTAGGAAGTCATACGAACGAAAATTTGGTGTTGTTGAGGGTTGGTTAAAACTCTACGATGCTGAAGGTAATTTGATTTATTGTGAGCATTGTAACGGTAAGTGGTGGAAATATGAATACGATGCTAAAGGTAATCAGACTTATCGTGAGGAATCTGACAGTTGTTGGGAAAAACGGGAATACGACAATAAAGGTAATCCGATTTATAAAGAGGACTCTGAAAGAGGAATAACGCTAGACAATCGAAACAATCTTGAAGGCAAAATTGCAACTATTGACGGTAAAGAATATCAGCTAACAAAGGTGAAGTAGTGATGGATAAGTGTAAAAAATGCCACGATGGAGAGATGGTGCTCAAGGTAGAAGATGAAGAATTGCAGTACCATGAGTGCAATTCTTGTGGTTTCGATATTGTTTCCTATGAGTTAATGGTTGAGCGTAATGCTATCGTCAAAGAGGCAAGGCAAGAGAAAGTGATGGAAATACCAACTAACGAAAAAATACAAGAATTTATTACTAATCATTTAGACGTTGAAGATTTTGGGTATTTAGTTTTAGCTACTGATGACAGGTTAAACCACGAGGCGTTGTGCATTATACGCGGCAAACTTAACGCGTTCCTTAAAAGGGAAGAGTGATGAATAAAAAGATTGCAGAGGTGTTAAGGGTTAGTCTGAGAACTAACGAAGAGCCTAACAACAACATTATTTGCCTTTTTCTATATAAGCGGTCAGAAACACCATCATGGTGGGAAAGGATGATAATCCCCCCGAAAAGCGAGAACGAATGGCATTTTCAACAACTAGGAGAAAGTGATGGATGATGATTTTGGGTTTTAACGACTA